TTATCCATCGCTTTGCGTTGGGCTTCCGTGCGCGTGTCCTTTGGCTTCTTATCCTTATCTATACCACCAACATAGCAAATGCCAATTGATGTGGCGTTGTGGCCTTTCGTGTGCGCTCCGCTTCTATGGAGTGGGCGTCCGTTCTTCACTGCGCCATCAAGTTCAATGACGAAGTGATACCCGATGTCGGACCATCCGTTGCCTTTGACGTGCCACGATTTTATTGTTTCCGTTTTCACGTCGCGACCTTCCGGTGTTGCGGCGCAATGGATGATTATTTTGTCAATTTTGCGTGCCATAATAAAGTATTTTTTTAGATTACGAAACCACATCTTCTTCGGGTTCCGGCGGATTACAATACACTGAATCGGGATGCAATTCACAATAAGTTTTAGCATATTCATCACGCGATGATGATGAACCAAAGTTATGAATCCCCAGCGGCGTAGGCCATACGATGTACGGCTCCCAAGACGCTAACGGCTCACCAAACCACCAAACATCCACGGCGTAAACATCCGATACAACGGCGGCTTTGGTTTCGTTTCCGTCCTCATCATATACGGCGGGTTCTATTGTTAGATAACCCAATTTAACCACATTATGCCCGTGCGTAGGGTTGCCGTCCTCATCGTGAGGAAGTGCGGCAATGGCGGCATCTGCTGCCGCTTCGTTGGTGAACTCGTATTTTCTTGTGTACTTCATCTTAAAGCGTTGTTAATGTGATACAATCGGCATCGGATAGGGCTGTTGGGAAATATAATAGTTGCTTAATCTTTAGTCCTTCTTCGTCAGTATTATATACAAGACCATCTACAAAAGTTCCAACTCCACTTGCAGCTACACTATGATAAAGAGAACCATTGCGATAAAATTTAGCATTGACTCCATCGTACATAAATAATACTTTGTGATTTGTATTTTCTGCAAGACTTGAACCATAAAAACTTTGTCCACTTCCGAGATTATAAATTGGAACGAAACCTTTATAGTAACCTATATGATTACCTCCTGCAGTAAGAACTCGCATATCATAAAAAGCGCTATCAGCCAAACTGAAACTACCCTCAAAGAAAAAAGTAAATGAATCATTGTTAACCGAAGAAGAAAAATCTAATGCTGAATCCGCCCCCCGCGTAACACTCCCGCCCGAATGGTTCGGGATGTAGGAAGTTGGGTAGGAAGCTTGTTCAAACTGCGCTCCATATACCAAGAAGTCAGTAGCCATATTTGCTAAAGTTGTACCACCTGCACTTGACCTTGCTTTTCCTATATTTATAAGTTCAACATTCCCCGTACTTACAATAAAAGTTCCAATTGCATCTAACCTAACCCAATCATTAGTTAGAATATGACTCTTAACCGCTCTATAAGCACCACCGATTTCATAAGTGTATATGTCTACAATCTTACCGACTTGCGAAGCATCCGTTGCTTTAAGATATACTGATAATGTAAATTTATCTCCTGCTGACTTAACAAGACCATTGTTGTTATTGATAACCGCAAAATCATTATCCGTGCTTGGCTTGGTAACAACTACTCTTGCTGCGTTTTGCACTCCTTCAGGAGATACCGCATAGTTATCAGTTACGACAGGAACAGCAGTACCATCGCTTGTTCTTTTTATCCATTCACTTGAACCAAAATACTCACTAAAAATGATTTCATTTGTCCTACTCGGCTCCAACAAAAGACTCGGACAAGTTGCCCCGCCCGAATAATCAAAACGCGGTTCGTCCTCTAACAATCCCGCTTTGCCCGTTGTCGCTCCCGATTCTATGTAATCCGTAGCGGCGAGACCGATTTCCAATTGGGCATCTTGGATGTAGATTGAGCCGCTTGTAGGAGCAGTAGAACCGCTTGAATCTAAAGGGTAAATCCTTAAATATGTAGCATCGTTATCAGTAGACATTGAACATCTATACCATCCATTTCCTACGCTTTCAATTTTTGCTTCTACTACATCTCCACTTGTTTCAAATAAAACCCCGTTAACTAAATCAAATTTTGCATTAGGGTTAGTACCGCCATCTAAACGAAGCGTAACACCTGCGGATGCATTTGCTTTTGCATATAAACTAATTGTCTTTACACCGCTTACAGAAATAGATTGTTGTATCCGTGCAGAAGCTGCTGATTTAGTCAATAGCCACGCATCCGAACTACCATCGTAGCCGCTTTGCCCACTTGTTGGTGATGTCCCTATGTTTGCCCAAGTCGTGTCAAACTGATTAGAGCGTAAAAGCAAATTCTCCCGCCCTTTCTCAATCAATCCATCCGCCCCGATTCGGGTTGCTGTTAAATTTGAACCTCGTGAAAATGTAAAGTCCCCCGTGCCGTCAGTGGGTTTAATGCTATACGCTTTGCCGTCCTTGCCAGCCGCTCCGCTTGGTAAAAATGCTAAAGATGCATCGTCAAAAAAACTCATTATTCAATATCGTTTTGCGGGAACCATTCAGCCCCAAGTGTTTCTTCCTCCGTTAGTTCAGCCGTGTAACTATCGTGTTTTAAGATAGCGTAGTCGCTTCCGTTTGGATGTTCTATGATAGATGCCCAGTCGGTAGTATAAACACCATCATAGCCCTCGCCATTAACTACTAAAGTATTGTAGGCTTCCAATTCGCTTCTTGTTGTGCTTGTGTAGTATGCCATTAGTATATAGTGTAGAAGTCGTTGATGTTCGTTTCTATGCCGCCTTGATTACTGCTTTGGTCGGTAGTGTAAAAAATCAATTCTTGCATTTGATACATTCTAAACGAACCAGCATCTTGATATGCTAATCTTGGGCCAGTTCCTTGATAATTAAATAAACTATAATCAAGATAAATTAAAGACTGGGTACTCATTGCGGTTTTAATATCACCTCGTGTTCCGCTAAATGATGAACCATTGACATAGGCCGCAGTCATATTTGCTCTTGAATTTATAGTGGTGGAAACACTTGCGGTTTGTGCCAACCAAGAATAGTCCGCACTATCAGTTGTGCCTATCAAACAATTAAAATCAAATGTACTTTTCAATACGGAGAATATATTGTAGGATGCGGGGGATGCAAATGATAATGGTAGAAGCAAATAAGTAGACGATGGTGGTGAAATAGTAGGCTTCCCATTCTCCAAAATAGTAGAACCGCTTGAAACGATTTGAGGTTGTGCTGATGCACTTGCATTTGCCGCATCATTCCCATTCCCGCTTTGGTCGTACCAAGTCGTAACGAACCCATCAGTACCGCTACAAAACGATTCAAGGGTTGTTGTATCTAACTCGTTGTTTACGAATCCGATTGATTGGGTAGTGTTATCACTTGCTCTACGGACTACGATTGCATCGCCCGTATATGTGTTATCTAATAAGCGTAAAGAGTAAGCCGCAGCCGCTCCCGAATAATCGTTGAGCAGTCCCGTGAATGCTACGGGTTCTGGGTTTTGTACGAGGAATTTGACGTCGGTCTTTGCGCACGATGGTGATTCCATCGTTCCGCCGTCGGCTATGACGCGAGCCTTGAAATCATTGACGTACTTCGCCCAAATTCCACCTCCGCCAAACAATCCTCTCCGTAGGAGGTAATAGAATTGAGATTGTTTCATCTTGCGTTCCCTTTTCGGGATGTTTTATGTTTTGTAAATATAAGTATCGCCTAACGGCTTTTTATTTCGCTTTGCGTTGAATGATGAACCAATTGGAATTGTGTGCCAATACCATCACACCATCGTAATCGCGGTTGAAAGAAAATTCTGCGTCGCCATCAATCGTGTCGGGTGATGTTGGTGACAATGTGATTGATGTATTTGCACCGATGGTTCCATCCGATTTGAAACGCAACAAACGCCCTTCGTTATCCCGTGCTGATGGTAGGTTGATTATTGCCGTTCCATTACCTCCCGACCAAGTGTTGAACATCATATATTCCGTGTCCCCAACATCATAGGTTGAATTTGCTGAATTTGTGATGTCGGTGATTTCTTGAATCAAAATTCCTTGATGGTCCATGTTGTTCAACGTAGTGTCGCCCGTCAACGTTGTTGAACCCGTCACATCCAATCTTCCCGTCAACCCGGTGTCCCCACCAACATCCAAATCGGTTCCAACATTTGCCGTGGTTGTCACGTCCAAAATGTTGGTGTCAAGATTCACGGCATCGATTCCGTCAAAAGAAACATTTCCCGTTGAGCCGTTGACATTTCCGAAATCAACATCGCTATTGACAAAAACATCATCATCAAACGTTGGTGTGATTGCCGCGCGATTGATGACAAACCATTCACCATCCCATTCGTCGCGATTGGCGTCGTAAGTCCCACCCAATTGAATCCAATTGTTTCCGTCAAAGGTCAAACGCTGACGGAAGTTGTGGTTGCTGAACATCCGGCCTTCGTATTTTTGCACGGGTTCATCCATCAACTTCAACAATTCTTGACAAACCAATTTTTGGATTTCAATGTAAGAACCCGAATTCCCTTCGCGCCAATTTGAATATGGGACCTTAATCAATAAGCCGCCAACATCGTATTGATTGACCAATGAACCGCGTTCGCCTTGCCCCGTGAAAATACTTGTTTCGGGTAGTTCGTAAGAAACCAAACCATTGATGTCGGCGTTTGGTGATACGGCGCGAATTCTTGTTGTTTGATTTTGTATTGCACCAAACGATGAATTTACCGATTGCAACGTCATCTTGTATGATGACGAGTTCCCGATATTCAAACCACGAACGGAACCATTGGTGTTGACCCATTGCACGAAATCCCAATTGATGGTCATGTCGCCATCGGCTGGAATCGTAGGTGTGACGATTGTTGTTGGTCCACCGACTTGGTAAACTTCCGTATACCCCGAAATTGCTTGTTGTGTTTTAAATTCAATAAAACTTCCAACGAGTATTTCGTAGCCCGAACCCGATTGTGTTGTGGTCCATACCGGTGCCGATGGTGTCGTTCCCGAATAGGTTCTTTTTAAATAGTAGGTGACGTTGTTGTTGAAATCAAACAATTCAACATTCAATTTCAACTTGGCAAAGATGTTGTTTTGATTGACGTTGACATCAACAAACAATTTGATTTGGTGATTGAATACGAACGTCAATTGATTCTGCAATGCCGATGAAACCAATCCAACGGCCAAATCGGGGTCATTTGAATTGTCCCATGTGACGCCGTTCATGGCCTTCGGGTCTTGATTCAGCGTGATGGACACGTCGTTCACCGCTGGCAAAAAGTTGAAGATATTACCCGCCAAACGCGCTTTGTTTGACGTTTGGTCCAACGTCTTTGTGTAATTCAATCCCGTTGTTGTGCCAATCTTCGTTTTGTCCTTTTGATAGGTATGTTCGGTGAATGCCCCATCGCGTTCAAACAATTGTTCCAATCGGTATTGGCCGTTCGAATAGTAGAAACGCAAACCGAATATCGTACACATTTGGGACAATATTTCAAACCAATTTTTGTTGGTGTAGAATCCTTGTTCATCAATCGTGTCGAATGCGTGGAAATCTGCAAACACCTCATCCAATGGGTTGTTGCTTACATTGTAGGTCATTTCTTCAGCCCACCAATCACACACGACCGCCAACACGGGGTCCGTTGCTCCATAAATACCCAAGACACCAACTTGGTCCAAAGCGTTGATGAACTGGTTTGTAAACTGACGGAAAAAAGAAGTGCCACAAAGCGTGTCCGCCAACTTTGAAATTCCGTCGGTCGCTTGGATGTTTAGAACATAGGGTTGTGAAATATCTTCAATTTCAATAATATCTTGAACGATATATCCACCCCAAAAGAATGTTGCAGATGCTTCGGTGTTTCCGCGGTATATTTTTAAATAGTAGCGGTCTTGTTGGTATTGTTTGATGTTTGTTAAAAATGCATTGGTTGCAGAATCTTGAACATACATTCCAAACGATACCGACGACCCAATGATTGGGGAATAGATGTTGTCCGTTTGCCCCGAATAGTTCAATTGGAAACCATCGCCCGCGACTTTGAATTCATCGGGTGATGTTCCCGAATAGTCCTCATCCCAAATTTCAATTTTGTAGTATTTGCCGTTTGAACTTTCAAATTCTGCAAATAGTTTTGATGCCGCCATATATTAAAAACCTCTTTGTCTTGTTCGGTTGCGCGATGCGCGTTCGTTGCTCAATAGTATATCTGCACCGCTGATGCGTCCCGTGACGACAACGTTTTGTCCGCCACCGCCTTGCATCATCGTGTTGAGTTTTGATAGCGGAATCACCGCCTCGGATTCTCTACCCTCACCGATGAGGGCCAATGTCGGTCCGGTCACGATTCCACCTTCGGCCATGGCTGGGATGCTTCCGCCTTGTCCGCCAACTTGCGACATCTTTCCTTTGATTGCACCCGCGAGCGCAATCAATGCAAGACCACCCGCAATTGCCACGGCTGGATTCAATGATTGAATGGCCACCTTTATACCAGCGACCGCAATACCCGTTTGAACCGCGATTTGACCAACTTGCGTCATCAGTCCCGCCAGTGATTCAATTGCAAATCTTCCAAGGTCCGCAAAAGATGCGGCACCAACCAACGCTTGTCCCGCCATATCAGCGAACCCAACGGCCACATCAACCAATGCTTGATTTGCCAATTCGGTCAATTGCTCCGACAATGCTTTGGCCGTCAAAATCATGCGGTCCATCTTGTCGATGCCTTGGTCCATTTCTTGATTTGACTTCGCCAACTTCATTGTCATCACTCCCGTTGTCGCTCCCAATGTTGCAACTTTCGGCGTCAAATTCACCAACGATTCCCCCATCTTTGTGGTTGTCGTTGTTCCCGTTGTTGTTTCGTTGTTTAGATTCCCAGTAGATTCCGCAAGGTTGTCAACTTCTTCGGATGTTTCTTTCGTTTCCTTTTTAAACAATCCCAAATCGTCCTTGATTTCCGTGACGACTTGACCAAGTGATTTGAATGCCGGGACCGATACCGATTTAATTTTCTTAAACGGCTCGACCATCAATTTGTCTTTTCCAAGCAATCCGGCAACTGCATTGAATTTCCCAATCAGTTTATTGACATAGGGAATAATTGCGTTGACCAATCCACCAATGGCGTTGATACCGATGGCCTTCAATGTTTTGAAATTGTATCCAAGATAAACAAGGCCAGCGGCCAACGCCGCAACTGCTAAAATAATCAATGTGACTGGTGATGTTGCAATCTGCACGGCAACACCCCACGCCGTTGTTGCGGCCGTCGCTAACCAAGTGGCCGCACGAATGGCGGCGATGGCACGCGTCAATGAACCGAATATAAAAATAAGCGGTCCAATAGCGGCGACAATTCCACCAATCACAACAATGGCACGTTTTGCACCATCCGACATATTGTTCAACGAAGATGCCGCCTTTGCTAAAAACTCAATCAATGGGACAACGGCAACCGCTACAATCTCACCGATTGAAATCATCAACCCTTCCATTGCGGATTCCAAACGCTTGGATGCTCCGAATGCAGTGTTCCCCATGATGTCGGCCATTTCTTGAGCCGCACCACCGGAATTTTCAAATTCTTTTGTTAATGGTGATATTTGGTCAACGCCTTCCGCAAGAATCAAAAGGGCTGATTGTGCCGAACGTCCAACTTCATCTTTCGCATCCGCAAGGCCAATCCCTTGGGTTGCCAAATCTTTCAATGCTTCGGCCGTTGGCTTTCCAGTCGCACCAATTTCCGAAATGATACGGCGCAAAGATGTTCCCGCTTGACTTCCTTTAATACCAGCGTTTGCCAATACCGCCAACATTGCGGATGTTTCTTCGATAGACATTCCCGCGCTTTTCGCAACGGGTGCAACGAACTTCATTGAGTTCGCGAACGTCTCCATATCCAAAGCCGATGTGCTGAACGATGCCGCCATCACATCCGTGACACGACCCGTTTGGCTTGCATCTAATCCAAACGCGCGCAATGTTGAACCAGCGACTTCGGCAGAACGTGCCAAATCGGTCCCCGATGCTTGCGCCAATGCCAATGTTGATTCGGTGACTTTGGTGATTTCCGTGGCCGTGAAACCAAGTTTTGCGAACTCCGTTTGTAGGCTTGCAACCTCACGCGCTGAGAACATCGTCGATGCTCCCAAATCTTTCGCATTTTGTGATAAGGCTTCAAATTCTTCAGCGGTCGCACCCGACACCGCTTTGACTTTGGACATTTCTTGTTCAAAGCCTTTGAACACATTGAACGCAATCGCACCAACTGCCGCCAATGGTGCCGTCAACTTCATGGACAAATTTTTGCCCGTTTGTTGCATCTTGCGACCGAACTTATCCATTGAACGTTCGGCCTTGTTTAGACCTTTACGGAATGGCGCGATGTTCGCGGTTAGTCGGAAATTTAATGAACTAAGACTTGCCATTGGCTTTTGAGCGTTGTTTGCGTTCGTTTATTACTTCTAATATTTCGCCCCGTGTCCAAACCTTGCGGTCTTTCTTCGGCTTGCTTTCCCAAGGAAACACAATCAAATCTTTCGGCTTGATGCGTTTCTTTGTGTGCGGATTCAAAAGGATTGTTGTCATCCAACGCGTCCGTTCCCAATCTGCTTCTTCCTTTCGGTTTTGACGTTCGTTCCAACCCTCAACCATATTCCCCCACTCGCGTGGAAGTAGGTCGTAAAATTGGGACGGCATCAATCCCACTTGACCAAACGCAAACGCTTCCAACGTGTCCCATGTCGCAACGCTTGATTCACCTTTCGGCGTTTGGTCATTTACTTTTTTTCACCCGACGAAAATTGTTGCTCAAAGACGGCGAACGCCTTTTCAATCAACCCTTCATCTTCGTCAATCCAATCCGCAACATCGGCAACATCATATCTAAATGGTGCCTTTTCTTTTCTTGCGCCGTCTTTGAATCCGCAATACATCAATGTTATTGCTTGGTCCAAAGTCATATCGTCGCCAAGGTTTTCCAATTGCGCCAATGTTGTTCCCGTCATTCTTGAGAATTCACGCAAGGCGTTGAATCCGAATCGAATTGGGTGTTTACGTTCCCCGATTTCAATGATTTGTGTCATCTTGTTTGTTTTGTTGTTGTTAGGTAATAAAGGGACCGCCCGACGGACGGCCCCGAATCAATTCTTTGATTAAGCAACGGATGCTTGTGTCAATACTCCAGTGCCCGTGAATCCGAATGAATACGTCACGTTTTCTTCAACGCCCGCTTCTTGTTCGTAGCTTACGAGGTAAGCGTCGCCCGTGTAGTCGATTTCCCCACTTGTTGCAGAACCGAATTTCACTTTCACCAAAGTGCGGTTTGACAACAATGTGAAAAGGTCGTCCGGTGTGTCATAGTCACCACTAATTGAATAAGTCACCAACCCGTCGCCACTAAGTGACCAAGATTTAAGACCCTCAAGATTTTCTTGCCATCCGGCTGAATCTTTGTTTGTGGTGTCTCTCGTTTCCATTGAAACGCTTAATGATGCCGATGTTGCACGGCCGATGATGTCGTAAGTAGTTCCACCATCTTCGCTGATTTGAATCACAACATCCGTTGAATTCATGATGCTTGTTGCAGCCATTTTTTTCTTTTTTTATCGTTTACAAAATACAAAATCAATCGCGAGACACGCGGAATTTCAAATCAACTTGTGACCCAAACGTCCGCTCATCATCGCTGAACAAATCGCGTTGGCCTTCAAAGGCGCACGATTTTACTTTCACCCCGCTAATCGTTTCGTTCATTCTTATGAATGCACTTCGAACGTATTCAACGGCGTTTTGTGTGTCCGAATACTTTGTTGAAATCAACGTGATTCGGACATCTATTTCGTCAATATGCGAATCGCTTTCTTTCGACATACTTGTGGTAATATTCGCCACCTCGTAAATCGCGAACGGCGTCGCTTTTGTTTGCGCTCCTATGACTGGAAACACGCGTCCACCAAACAATGTGTTCAATGCTGAATCGCTTGTGAACTTTGATTTGATAACCTTCCCAATCATATTCGTGCGGCTTTTACTTGTTTATTAAGGAACCCACGCATCAATCGTTTGAACTCATTTCCAACACCCGCGGAATTGCTTGTTCTTGCGCGTCTCGCAAAACCTTTGTTTGGTCCGTTATATTGTCCGTCCCTTAAATATCCGTATTCCAAAAAGTGAGCAAACCAACCGCCCTTTTCCGGGTCGCTAAATGCACGCTTCACCCTTGGACCAACTTGCAATGATGCAAACGTCGCCCCACGATTCACACGCGTGGTGATGATGCCCATTGATTTCTTCAATTGTCCTTTGGTAATTTCTGCATAGATTCCGCCGTTTCGGTACACTTTAAATGTTCCCGAATCAATGTCCTTGATTTCGTCTTTGTATGCCTTCAACATCGGCTTCAAAGACTTGCGTGCAATGCGACGAATTTGTGCAGTCGTCACCCCATCATGTAGGTTTTCCAATTCCTTGAAAGCACGTTCGAATTCCTTCTTGATGTCCTTTTCATCAAAGCCAATGAAAGCACCACCCGAACCACCGCCCGTGCGTTTGCTTCTTGCCGACATCATTCTTTCCGCAGTTGTTCCCATTAGTCCGCAAATCTTGTCACAATCTTTTGGAACGACTTGCGTGAATCCGCGTTCAAAATCGCTTCGATTGTGTAGGTTTTGTTGTCGTATACAATTTGCATTTGCTCGTTTATGTCCGAGCGGTAACGAATGAAAAATTCCACACGTTTGGTTGCAACCATTTGGTTGCCTTCTTCACCTTCATTCCCGCTTTTTTCCACCACCTTCGCCCAAACATTGGCCAAGGTTGTGAACGACAAAATCACTTCACCGAAATCATCAGTTGATTCCGTGAACGATTGAATCGTGATTCTGCGGTCTAATTGTCCCGATTGGTCAATCATTAGAATGTAAAGATTCGATATGGGTTCCACAAATATTCGGATGCCGTTGGCAGTTGACGAACGCGGTCCATTCTTTGGTCGTACAATTCCGATATGACCAACATCATCCCTTGAATCAACGGCTTTGGAATTGCCGAAACGTCAGTCCCTACAACATAGCGAACAATTAATTGATTGACGACACCCGCCCCCGTTGTCCATCCACCGATGGATTGAATGCGTGCGGGTTCCGATATCAAATCGGTTGTGTACAACGATGACGGAATCACCGCCGTTGAACCGATTTCATCCACATAAGAAACCGATGTAATTGATGCAACTGAACCGCGTGATAAATACAACAAGTTCGATTGACCATCCCAATGATTGCGTGGGAACTGGTCAAAATATTCGTCTATTGTTGAAGTCACCAAAACGCGTCGTGTGTAACTTTCACACATTTGACGTGCGGCCGTAATCAATGCCGAAATCAATGTGTCGTCATCGCTATGGTCAACGCGCAAAAAATTCTTTGCTTCCGTCAATGTGATGGGTTCGGACGCCGCGGGCGTTACAATATCAATTGCCATTTCTTATCGTGTTTCCTTTGTAGTGTTTTTCTTCACCGCCTTCTTTGCGCGTGCTTTTGGTGCTTCGGCAATTGCCTCACAAAAACCCGCATTCAAAAAATCGGTCAACATCTCATCGGAGTGGATTTCCACCACCGCGTGTTTGCGGTAGTGGAATCCGTTACCCGATACAGATTTCAAAAATCTGACTTTCATATCGATTAGGCTTGAGCCAAGTATTTCACTGCACGGCTATCAAGAACCTTCGCATCCTTACGAGCGTAAGAAACGAAACCAACTTCTAATTCGTCCATGTAACGCTCGTTCAAACGTACCATTTGAACACCACCAGCAGAACGAACAACGAACTTGCTGAAGTCAGCCGCCAACAAAGTCTTTTGACCCGTTGTGATTGCTGATGCCATATCGTTGTTGTAGTATAGGTTGAATCCAAATAATTTGTCTGGCTGACCCGCTTCCATCGATGGGATGAAGATTGGGAAATCGTTGGCACTGCCCAGCCCTAAACTACGAATCACAGAAATTACAGAATCGTTGGCCATAAGCCCGAAGGTTGGCTTGTTTCTATAACTTGGGTCGATTGAGTGGATAAGGTCCAAGATATCGTCAGCGGCGATTGCCGTTGCAGATGCCGCGGTGTTCCCTAATGTTGCACCCGTGATGATACCTTGTGGTTGGCTTGAGCCAGTACCAGTAGTGAATGCCGCGTTTGTTGCGCGTGCGATTCTTTCGCCCATTGCTTCAGCAAGGAACGCGTTCAAATCGAATGCGTTGTCTTGCAACAATTGCATTGAAACGCGAACTTGTGATGCGTAGTTGTAAGCAGACAATTGCGCGTTTGCGAATGTCATATCTTGAACAGTTACGGCCGCCGCTTCAGAAGTTAAACCAGCATCAGTTGCCGTGTCGTTAATTGTTGGGTAATCCAACAATGCGCCACCCGCAGTGTTCAATTTTTTAGCTAAACGCTCAACCTCACCGGTGAACAATGTCGCCATATCCAATTCGTTGCTGAAATCTTGAGGTACTAAGAAACCACCCAAAGAATCAGTTCCAGCGATTTGCGTGCTTGTTCCACGTAATTCAGCCATCATTGAACGCTCGTTGCTATTCAATGCACCCATTCCGTTGCGTAGGTATTTCTCGAATGCACCTTTGCGAGTTGCTTTTGGAGCCGCTTCACGAACTTCAGCATTTGCCGCCAATTCTTTCTTCATCTCGGCAGTGCGCTCGATGATGTCGATTTGTTCTTTGATGCTTCTTGCATCTGCTTCCATTGCGTCGAATTTCGACTTTTCTTCGGCGTTCAATGAACGTCCTTCTTTTTGGGCGTTTTCAACGATGTTCGTTGCGCCTTTGATTAGTTCCGCGCGTTGTCCGCGTAGTTCGATGTTTTTCATCGTGTTAAAAATTTAGAATTTTACTTTTATACAAATAAAGGTCGGAACCTTCTTCCTTCGTTTCCACGACTTCGGATTCGGTATTTTCTACCGATGCCGCTTTCGCTTCTTCTTTGGTTTCCGTTTCCAAATCGCGCTTCAACTCCGATGTTGCGTCCGGATAAGCCGGTTGGCTTACTGGGCTTACATCAAGCAAACGTGATACTTTTTCAATGATTCGGTAAGTTACACCATCGCGTTGTTCCCATCTATCCTTTTCAATAAGGAACGCGAATGAACTTTGATTGACGTCGCCGCGCTTCATCAATTCCGCCAAATCATTGGCATATGTTGTGTTCGGTAAATCAACCTCATAAAACAAACCGCGTTTGTCCGTGCTGATTCTTAATGTGCCACTTGACACACGTCCCAACAATAAATTTTCGTCGTGGTTAAAATAGGCACGAACGTCGTTGTCCATAACGCCATCGAACGCACCCGTTGCAATTTGTTCGTAGAATCCACCCATCCATTCGGAATCCGAATTGTAAACGGCGGCATAACCACGAATCGTGTTTCCATTTTGTTCCGCGTTTTCCATGCGGAATTCGCGTTGTTCTTTTACGACTGAAGACTTGCGAACCTCAGCGTCGAATTTTTCTAATGTGCTAAATCTATGGACAACGTTCAACACTGGTTTGCGCTCAACGTATGCGTCCGATTCGGAATCGTAGCGGTAAATTCTAATCAATGCCGCCGGGTCGTCTGCCGTTCCGTTGACTTTGAATCCCGAATCCGCTTCCAATTCGCCGTCCGTTTCAACTTGAATGATTCGGCCATAAGCATTGCCGCCCGATGAGTTCCAACGCACAAAGTCACCAACCGCCAATTCGTTTGGTTCTGCTCTTTCCGTAACGAGGATACCGCGAACGCTTTCCACAACGGCCGCGTTGTTGTCGTAATGTTTGACGATGTCGAGTGATTTGATTTTCGCAATCTTTTCTTCATCGCTACCCATTGCAAAAACGCGTTCTTTTTCGATGCCGTTTGCAATGGCGAACCCTTGCAAATATTCCGCATCATTTCGCGCACTGATGATATAAATTTCCGAACCCTTTGATTTTTCTTCTTCTAAATAAGCACGGCCAATGTCATTGTTCAATGTGCCGTCAAAATCAAACGAAACGCGTTCGGCGTCTTGCTCGCTTGACATTTCCCCTTTGCCGAATGTGATGACGATTTCGTCATCGGTTTCAACAACGGATTTGATATGTCTTTCGTTGGGTTGTTCGCTTTTATCTTCTTTCATTTTTTCAATCGTTCTTTTTGCCCAATTCAACATCGGGTCGCCACCCCATGCGGCATACATAATTGAACCACAAATTTCTTTTCCGTCCTCATCAGTGAAACGACCTTGGTCGTACACTTTGGCACGTGATAAAAACGAATAGGTCCGAACCAAAACGTCGTCCGAAATCGCTTCGCCACTTGACAATTGATTGGCTCTTTGCCAACCGACGGGTGTGCCACAATCGGTGCCGTTGTCCTCGCGGTGTTTTAACGCCTTTTTAGCGTTGTTCTTTGCCCCTTCGGGGTAATCACTCCACGGCATCGTTTGCGTCGTTTTGTGGGCTTGCCACGTCAATCATATTCATTGGTTGCAAATATGCATCGCCACCATCAATCGGTGCCATATTTTCCAACTTGCGCACATCGTTTGCGCTAATCCATCCCCATTGACGTCCCTTTGTGTAGGCTTCGTATCTCGAACGAATATCACCACGCAACAATCCGTCCATGTTGAAACGAATGTAATATTGCGAATCACCGACAAACAACTTGCGATTGATTTCAGATTCCCATCTTTTCACCCACGGCAAAATCGTGTTGCGTTGGAACATTATTCCTTGCTCCTCGACGTTGGCACGTGTGGATGAATTTTCCATACTTCCCAAATATGCCAATGGCAAACGGAAAAAACGGGCGATATCTTCAACGCCGAATTTTCGTGTGCTGATGAACTGCGATTCTTGTGGGCTGATGGACATCTTTTCGACCTTCATCCCTTCTTCAAGGATGGCGGTCTTGTGTGCGTTATCCAATCCCGCGTTGCGTTGTTGCCACGAACGAATCAAACGCTTATATGCTTCGTCGCTTAGGCGTCCCGGATGTGTTAAGACTGCGGAAACGTTTGCGCCGTTACCAAAGAACGAACCACCGAATTGGTCGGCCGCTAATCCAAGGCCGATTGATTCACGTGCGGATTCAATGACCGACTTTCCAATGATTCCGTCGAAACCTAATCCAACAATGTGAATCATTTCCGAATCGTCGAACGTTTCTTTTTTATCGACTTGATAGAACTTTTCTTCTTTATAGACCTTGACTTGAACGCGGTCCGGATGAATCGGAATCAATTGGATTGGATTCCCAGCGGCATCGCGTTTGATTGCGATGAACGCATTCCCGTGCAAACACAAATGTGCTTGACACGTTTCGCGGAATGTGAAATCCGTCATCATCGCATTTGGATGATGAATCAATTTGTTGATTGGATGGCCTTCAGCATCTTGAACGATGCCGTCCGCGGTTTGCTTAACGCTCCACGGCAATGTTGCCATTGTTTCGGAAATAACACGAACGGCACCAAAGACGGCGGACAATTGCATCGCGGTGTTTTCCGTGACGGCAATGCCCGTTTTTGATTCGTTGTCGCTGAACATCCATTCGGCGGGGTTCGCCAATGATGTTGATGGGCGGTTCGGATTGGAACGAAATGCGCCCAAAATGCGCCCGAATAAATTTTGATTTTCGGCCATTCGGTTGAAAATGATTGTACAATTCGGGGTGAATATACAATATCATTTGCAATGAAACAATAGACAAAAAAAGGGGACGTCACCACAACGTCCCCTACCAAACCAAAACACCAATCGGAGCAGAACGCCCCGTGGTTCCCTAAATGCTTTTGTGAATTGCCGAATTTCTTTTCAAACGTTCGTTCAATGCTGAACGGCTAAATGAAACGTATGTCGTGCATTCTTTCAATACGATTCCCGATGGAGTGATTGATTCCACCAAAAATTCCTTTCCCGTGCGCGTCATCTCGATGATGTCGCCAACCGATATGTCGTCAACTGGTTCCATGTTCGGTTTGTAATGTACGGAATCATTTGTCGTTGTCGTGTAATACATAGGCGGAAATTTTTTCTATCTACCACCAAATCCCCCCGTTTGTTTCAGCGGGGGGCGGTTGGTGTGTGGGGTTGTTTAGTAAACGTGAACCTTTGTTGTTTCTTTGCAAGTTTCAAAACGCTTTTTTGCTGGAACAACTACTTCCATTGTGCCGGCCATTAGTCTTTGTTTCTCTATTCTTTCGGGTGAATCAATCAAGAAACTCAACAATCTCTTTCCGTTTTTTTGAAATGATTCTTTGATTTCTAAAACATTTCCAACGCAATCACCTAATTTGATTGTGTTTCCAACTTTGATTTCGTTTGCTTGTAATTTCATTGTGGTGTTTTGTTTGGTCGTTGCTCCGTTGCAACACTTCAAATATACAAAAAAATCAATACAATCCACAAAACGTGAAAAACTTTTCAATTATTTTTATTCGTTTCCAAATCAGTGCGGAACACATTGATGATTTCCCCATCAAGTAAGATGCGCACAATGTACCCGTCACCCGTTTCAGCAATCCACGGCGTGAACCCATTTTCAAACAACATCAATCCCAATTCGCGGGCATCTTCCATTTTCATCATAACATTCGAATTCCTTGCGATTCATATGTGGACGTTCCCGTCATATCTTTTCCCTCCATCGTCATCATCTCGCCCAATGCCATTATCATAGCAATGATTCCGTCAATCTTGTCACCCGCTTTTGATTTGCTGAACTTCACATTCTCGGCATCGTCTTTTTTCGTGACTACATTCGCCGCCATCCATCGCATCATTCCGTGACCGCCATGATGCAACAATCGTTTCTTCACCAAGATTTCCGCGTTCTTAATCGGTGCGGTCATAGATATGAAACCTTGACCGAACGGGTCCATCTCAATCCCGGCATCCGTCAATTGTTGGACCAATGAATTCGAATTCCATCTATCAAAAGCCACGGATTGAATGTCAAAGATTTCCGCGCATTCCTTTATCTTTCTTTCAATGACCGCATAGTCCGTTGAATTCCCTTCCGTCACAATCAGTTCGCCAGCACTCACGAATTTGTCGTAAGAACCACCCGTTTGATTCCGACGTCGTTCAACGGCCGCTTCACTGACAAACAAAAACGGCACAATCTTGATGCTTTCGTCATCCATCGGGAACGCCAAAACGAACGCCGTGACATCTTCAACGGCGGCCAAATCAAGTCCCGCATATGCTTTGCGTCCTTTCAATTGTTCCAAATCTACATTGCCCGCTGATTTCATCCATTCGTCATCCGTAATCCACGACGCCAATGAGTTGACCCACTGGTTCAAATGCAGTTGACGGAATGCGATTTCCGACGACGGCAACGTCTTTGCCTCGCGCGCCATCTTTTCAAAATATTCGGGCTTGATTGAGATGCCGAAATTTGGGTTCGCCTTTTTCCAAACCTTTGGGTCGTGAATGTCATCGTCCGGGTCCGCTTCATATATAAGCGGCAAAAACGTGTCATCCTCAATCACACCTTCTTCAACTCGTTTGCCGTAAGAATACAATTCGTGGCAAATGGAATTCGTGTCGAACACTCCAGCCGTGGTGATTGCAATCATCAAAGGTTGCGAACGCGCACCCATTGACGTCGCCATCACATCCCACAAGTCGCGATTCTTCGCCGTGTGCAATTCGTCATATATTACCGCGGACGCATTCGCCCCGTGCAACAATCCAGCATCCGCCGCGACTGCTTTCAAAAATGAGTTGGTCCCGTTCAACACGATTGAGTTTTGGAACGTCTTGCAATTCTTTGTCAAGATTGCCGAGTTGCGAACCATTTGTTTGCATACCTCGAACACAATCTTTGCTTGGTCCCGTGATGATGCGCAACAATAGATTTCCGCACCTTGTTCTTTTTCAACGAACAAAATCGCCAACGCAATGGCCGCCGATAAATTTGACTTTCCATTCTTTCGCGGAATCTGCACATAGGATGTTCGGTATTGACGCAAACCCGTCTTGTTCATTGTGCCGAACATCTTGTGAATGAATTCCTTTTGCCAATCTTCCAAAAGGAAAGGTTGGTTTGCCAAATCGCCTTTCACGTGCGTGCATACGCGTTCAATGAAATTGATGATTTTGTTTGATTTTGTTTCGTCGTGTGTCATCCAATCAAGTCATCAAGTGTTTCAATCTTTTCTTGCGTCTCAATCTTTGCGCGTGATGATGCGGTCAATCCAAATTGGACCATCATCTTTTCAACCTTTGACCACGCGGCATTCATCATTGACACTTCGGGCCGTGGTCGCCACATCAAATCGCCTTGCGCGGTTGTGGTTGCGTAGGTCGGACCTTGTTCTTTGACAACGGCGCGCGCGACTTGGTAATCTTCCCACGCGTCCGACAACATTTGCAACGCCATCGCATCCACTTCAGCAACGACACCAAGGTCGTCCAATTTTTTCACAAGCCATTCAAACGTTTCGTTCGCGGATTGTACTGCGGGCGCGGTTGGAATGCCATCGGCTTCCAATCGATTCTTGTGTCGGCTCGCATCGTAGGTGCCCTGCGCTTTTAATATTGCCGTTGGTTTTGGCTTTCTTCCTTTTCCCATTTTAATCACATTTTATCATCAAATGCCCACATCTTGACTTTAACACGCTCAAAAATGCGGTCGTGTTCGCTTTATGGGGGCGGTGATGTTTAGATTTTACCATTTTTACATTTAATACCGCCCTTCCCGTGGTAATATGTGGGCATTATCTTCATCATTCGTGCGCTTCTTTGCCCGATTTTATATTATGACATCGATGACACATCGTTTGTAAGTTGTCCCACTCCAACGAATCGCCACCCGATTTGATTGGGATGATGTGGTCAACCACTTGGCCAATGCCATCGCATTCGACACACAATGGATGTCGTTTGATGAACATATTGCGGAGCGTTCGCCACGCACTGGTTTGATAGAACTTGTTGCGTTCCTTACGTTGCTTGCTTGCTTTGTTTTGACCTTGCAACCAAGGCCGTTGCTTTCGTTTTGGTACATTCGGCATATCTATTTTAATTTATCTTTTTGTTCGGGTTTGTAATACTTGCGCACATCACGACGTTGTTGGTCGCGCTCGACTGCCGTGATTTTTGATTCCCACCAACCAAAATGAATGTACATGTGGTTCATCATCGTTTGGTTGGTTAGCTTATAGTTTCCACCTTCTTGCGGTATATTCAAGCCACGTTGTTCCGAATACCTTTTGTCACAATGTTTGCATTGCGCACGTCGTCCACCACGTCCACGAATCAATTTGTTGAACTCAAGAATCGGTCGTTCGTTCTTGCATTTACTGCATACCTTGGTCGTCTCTTTCAAAGCGTTTTTCAATTGCGGTTTTCCTATACTTTTTAATTCCTATGACCTTGCCGTCTGCATTCTTTACAAAGCGGATGGCGTGGCTTATCAATGCCGTGTCATTCACTTCCTTGATGACTGGAACCATTTCGTGTTTGCGTATCGGCTTCGATTCGCCAATCTCCATGTCCACAATCAGTTGGGCGATTGTGTTGCGGACCTTCAAATCTATCTTCATAAGATATGAAATTTTTCAATATCAATGTAGGCGTTGCGACGTATCGCCTCACCACCATCAATTGATTTTTGTGTTCTCGTTTCTTTTATCTCCATCGGTACCGCTACACCATACTCATCACCTAATTCAAGGCCGATGACAACGCCGTCTTTGATTAGGTACACAATCAAGATGAACGGCACACACATCATTCGTGACATCTCAATGCCGTTCAATATCTTATCATAAGAAATCAAATAGGTGCCGAACCGCTCCATTGATTCCAATGATTCATTGCGTGATTTGAATTCAACGATGTGCGTCACCTCGTTGTTCTTTGTTGCAACGCCATCAATGAGCGCATATTTGGGCGTTGTGTGGATTTTCCATCCGTACCGCTTCAACAAGTGGTCGAACGCTAATTCTTCGAAACGTTGGTAATCTTCGTACTTCATATGGGGTTTGTTAGTTCGACAACTCGCGAACGTGCGACTTTTTTATAGTGAATGATGTTTGTTGCTTCCATCTCGTTCAATGCCTTTTGCGCGATGCGTCTTAACACGCCTTCGGTGTCTGCAATGTATTTGACGGCATCCGTTGTGGTCTTGCCTTCAATCATCGGAGCCATTCGTTTGTGGTCGTCAATAGTCCACACTCGTTCGGGTGCTGATTCGAAATCTTCTTTTTGAACCAGTTCAATCGTATCATATCCAGTGATGGTCATTTCCATCGATGGGAATTCTTTGTTCCTTGTGTATTCGGGAACGATGTCGGATGCGCCCGGTGTTGTTTCTGATTTCGCTAATGAAATTGTTGATTCTGACTTTTGGACGAGATAAGACCCCAAATGTCCCTTGGCATTTTTGTCGTTCTTGTTTTCGTGTAATACACACGAAATGTGACAATTGTTGTTTGATGTCCATTGCAACAACATTGACGCCAATGCGGTCGCTTCTTCTTCATCGTTGACGCCTTTAGATGCCAAGTCAACCACACCATCAATGACGACATATCCAATATTGTCAAACGACTTCATGACGTAGTCCGTCAATTTCAATCGTTCCTTGTTCGTGAGCAATCCACGGAATCGGTAGTGTTTGAAATTAGGTAAGTTGACGCGTGGGTCCAATCCCGCCATCGTTTGAATCCTATTCTTTGATTTTGATGCGTGCCACGAACCTTGTTCCGTATCAATGTAAATGTTGACCTTGTCGGCAACGTGTCCACGAATATGACCACAAACGTCGTGTTCCGATATCGCCGCGGCCATCAATGCGCTTAAGAAATACGATTTCCGTGATTTGGCTTTTCCTTGAATCAATGAAAAGTTGCCCATCGTTCCAAAGATGTATTCATCCGTTCCAAAATGCAACGTGATGGCTTTTTCGGGTTCTTCAATCTCTTTGGTTGAATCCACTTCCAATGATTCCAACAACGCCTTCATTTCATCGATGTCGTCATCGGTTGCGCTCTCATAATCAAACAACGCATCGTCGGGAATCGCCGGGGCTTGTTGCTCACCAAATCCATCGTTTCGCAATTCGCGAATCGCGCTTTGGAAGTCACCGCCGTGGACCAATACAACGAACGCTTGAAATGAATCATAAGTGTGTTGGGCCTCAAATTGTGTTGATGTCGTGAATGGCATGAATAAACCCGAATCTTTGAACACCACGCCCGACGTTTCGGCATCCGTGTTGCCGGGACGCTTCACATACGTCATTCGTTCGTTCTCACCGACTATCGTCCACCCCGCGGACGTCAGTACATCCAACACGTGGTATTTGGCTCTAAAGTCACCCCACGGCGTTGTTTCATCAACATCCCCCGACCAAACCGAATCCGTGGGCTGATTCTTCATCGGTTCGGCCTTGGGGACGTCTGCATTCATCATGCGAGCGCATGACCAAATGATGTTTCTTTCATCGGGCGTGATGGTTTTCACGTCCGTTATCTTTCCAATGATTTTGTAACCCGCCGACGGCCAAACAACGATTTGACCACCACGGCCACGCGTTTCAAAAGTGACTTCGCCATCTTTGTTTTTGGCCAACTTTTCATTGCCCGCGATTTCCGAACATTTGAAAATCCAATGAAAGCCACCCGAACGCGTTTGTTGAATGACCATTCTTTCAATCAATGTCGGGTCGTTTTGTTCTATCAATGCGACGAACTCATTGTATTCATCACCCTCGAAATGCTTGGCATCAATATCCAAACATTGAATGCCGTCGTACCCCATAACCAAACCAATCGAATTGGTGTGGGCAAATGGTTTGAAATCGGTGACGGGTTCGTCTATTGTTTTTTGCCATCCCTTGATTGCTGGAACCTTGGAATCGGGTCGCAACGGAATCGGTTTGAATCCGTGGTCGACGTATTTTTTGGCAATCTTTGTGATGTCCATTTCTTGCTCTCTCTTTGTTTTGGTTGTTATCTAATCAACGCCCAATTGTCACAATTGCGTTCGTGATATGTCGGTGATAATGTCACGGATTTTTTGTAGCCCAATTCTTCAAATGGAAAAATGAACCAACGGCGGTTGTGTACGTCATAGCACACTATGAAATCAACGCCCTCATATTTGCTGAAATCATTAACGATGCGCGCGTGTCCGTTTTCCATCATCGTTCCGCTTTTGATTTGAATCGTAACAAATCGCGATTTGTTGAATGCAATCAAATCAATGGCCGATTGATTCACAAACGGGAACGCAACGTGCCAATCCCTTTTGATAAGTTCAGCGGCACACCTCAGTTCAGTCAACGCACCATATTTGTGGGAATCGTGAATCATATCTTCGCAATCTTTGCGATGTAGTCGTCGTACGATTTGGCGATGAAATACACTCCGCCAACTGCATTGATTTCTTTTTCAATTTCCTTTTGGTCCGCCGATTGTCGGTCGGCACCAATCTTGACTTCAATACCAATGAAACGTCCATCAATGATTCCGATGATATCGGGCACTCCTTTTCGTTGCACACCCGCTCGATAGACACGTTTTTTAACGTCATACACGGCCCCGTTGTTGATTCGGTATGCTACACCCTCGCGGACGTGATACATGTCCCAAATGATGGTTTTTGTGAGGTCGTTGGCGGTTGTGTCTTTGAATCGCTTCTTCACCAATGCATGTGGCGGGAAGTCGGGGTGCTTTTCTGCTTTTAACTTATCGGCCAGTTGGCCCAACTCTTTCAAGTTCTTCGGAATCCAATTCATTGGGGGTTGTTTGCGTTTCAAATTGTTTGTTCGCCGCGTGTTCAATCATTCGGCTGATATGGGATTTGTCCATTGCGTGGAAATATTGTTTGGCTATTTCCCAGCACATTGAATCAACCGAGGATTTTTTGTTCATATTTTTTCAACTTATCCCAAAACTTCAAATATTCCATCTTGCGCATTTCTAAATCTAAACCAACATCCGGGTCATCGCGGTGAACTCGAAAAATAAACAAATTTTTTGAAATGCGCGGGTCGAATGAAACAAAGTCCACCCATTGAATAGAATCCACAATCAAAAAATAGTGCATCACTTGATGTTTGTAAATCGCTGGAACCTTTCCACCTCTTAAATATTCAATGTGCTTTTTGCTTGATGGACATTTGATTTCAACGCCACCAATGGGAACGCCGTCTTCATAAACCAAAGCGTCGGGACTGATTGCCAACCATTCGTGTTCGTCGTGAATACAAAAACCAATCTCACGGGCATCACGCCCCGTTTGCATTCGGTAGGCATCCAACGCCACGGGTTCCATCAATATCCCGTGCATCATTGCGCCCGTTGTTGGCGATTCTACATCTCGCCGCTTAATCGTTCGGCGATGAGTTCATCCACAAAGGAAAGGTTGTTCGATTTGAACACGTTCCCACAACGGGAACCCGTGATGACGCCAAGGCGCATTTCAAACCATTCTTTGCTTCGTTGTTCTACGTTCTTTATTTTCATGCTCCGTATTTTTTTCGGTATTTCTCGAATAAATGTTCACCATCATCGCCAAACAATACTTTGGCCACCATGATGCTTTTGCGTTGTTCACAACCGCGTTTCCATTTGCGGTGGTCGTCGCTTCTTTGATAGGTCCAATCGTGGGTTTCCAACAATTGAATAAAGTCGTGCTTAGTCATTTTCAATTCCGTTTTGTTTCAAATCGCGTTGGTTTAATTCCACAATGCGATTGCGGTTGATTTCTTTCAATAGGTCGGCCAATCGTTTGACCTCATCCAATGGGTACCCCATCAGTTTGTTGAATGCTTCTTCGTTCATTTCTCGTTGGTGTTAAAGGTTTCTACTACTGGTGCATTACTTTGTACTACTTCCCCTTTCAGCCAAACTGAACCATTAAACTCTTGGTGCATTACTTTGGGTTTCCAAAACTGCCACCAGCGAGGTGAGGATTCAACTACAAAGGTTGTTTCTAATCTGCTCCATCCGTTTAAGGATTCTGTTACTTCAAATTTTGTTTTCATTTTTCTTTTGTTTTAAAGGTTTCGTTGTAGAAATCTAGAATGACCTCATAATTAGTGAGGTTTCTCGGAGACCTCCAGTTATTTTGGTCTTTTATTTCATCACCGCAATTAAAAGCAAACTCACACATCACCTCTTTCTCTTTCTCAAGCATTGCTTCGGCTGCCTCAATACACGGAGCAACCTCGTAAGAGTCTCCGTACTTGGCTATTTCCCACATTTGGTCAATTAGTTCTTGCATTGGTGTTTTCATTTCTCTTTGGTGTTAAGTTCTTCCTTTAGCCTTTTATCAAAATATGCAAATACATCTTCTTGACTCCCAAAAAGAACAAGGTGCAAAGGTATTTTTTTAGGGTTAGTCGCTTTTTTGTAGGCTTTAGCCCATTCTTTAATCTTCATTTCTCTTTTGTTTTAAAGGTTACTAATTTGCGCCCATTATTATTGGTGTGCGCCTATTTTTATATGATTGAACTTTTCCCCGAACTTTTCCCCGAACTTGTTAGTGGTCTGGGTTGCGCCTATTTTTATATGCTTGCGCCTATAATTTGATGGAAAAGCCCATCTTTATATGCTTAAACTCTTTTTATTGGTGTAAATAAGCACCATTCAATCGGCTTATTGTACATCCCGATGTTCATCAATCGCCATCTTCAATCCGGCCAATTCTTCCAACGACAAATCCAAAATCATTTCGACTTTGTATTGAATCGTTGACATCAATTCTTCATCCGTGGAATCCAATGCGGACAATGGCCCGCGAATCGCACGTTCGATTTCCGTTTCCAATCGCGTCATCATCGCTTTGATGTTTTGACGATGCAATCGTGTTCCCTTCATCGTGTCCATTTGTTCCAATGTTGCTTGGTACAATGCCACCAACTTGATGGCGTCTTTGAAGTGTGTAAACTTGTCCATAGTTAAAAGACTAACCACCGACGGCGGCGTTCATATTTACGAATTAACTTGGCATTGTTATCCAACGCTCGAACGATGTCGTCGTTCCATTGCGTTTTGGATGCCACCAACATCGTGTTGAGTGAATCCCATTGCAGTTCGATGATGTATCGGCGCACGAATGCCATGTGGCGACGCTTACGAATTAACTTCTTCATACCTTTCAAGTCTTTGTTTCAACATGTCGTTTTCCCTTCTTAGAATCTCAATCAATGCCGTGTTTTGTTCCTTGTTCGCTTTGGCACGTTCGTCGTATTTCGTTAAGATTTCCGTCAATGATGCAAATACCTCGCGGTATTGCGGCACTAACATCAACGCGTCGTGATTCTTAAAATGGTGCAGAATCGTGGCGTGGTTCTTTCCGAAGTATCTGCCCAGCGTGGACGCGGAAAAATATCCGCGACACACGTTGAACAATGCCGCACGCGGAACCACAACCGATTCAAGACGTCGTTTTTCCATAACGTCGACGGCGAACTCATTCTTTAGGAATGCCACCATCTCGTCAATCATTGTTGTTGGTCGTACGTTCATTTAATTTTATTTTTTAACATCAAATAATACTTTATGTGACGATATTTTGTATCAAGCAAATCGCCAGCGGTAAATAATCCAACATTGCGAGTGCAACGATACATCATTCGTTCTTGGTCGTATTCCATATACCTATGTAAATAATTGTGTTCCTTTCGAGTAAGCCAAATGATATTCTTTTCAAAACCTTCGGAATAGTTCCAATGATGTTTTTCAAATCCGTCTTTTTTTAAATTAGATGATTTATTCTTACATCTTTTTTTCTCTGGATATCTTTCATCATAACGCGACATTGCCTTTTTTTTATTCTCCGCTAATGGCTGATGTCTACCATCCGAATAAAGGCGATGATATTTTTCTCTTGCTCGAATCTTTTCTTTCTCTATCCATTCCGGATTTTGACGCAATCGTTTTTCGCGTTCATCAACATCCTTCCTTGTGCAATCTTTACATTTATTAAGGTGGCCATCCGCCATCTGCTTATGTTTATAAAAAGCAGATAGCGGTTTTTCTTGACCACATTTAAAACAAACCTTCGTGTTTTTCATTTTTTATTTTTTACAAAGGTAGTTTTAAAATGATTAGAATGGAAATTTTATTTTACCATTTTAAAAAGGTAATGAATCGTCGTCGTCATCACCGAATGCATCGGCTTGGCTTGCAACATTTGGTTTGCTTGATGGAACGTTTTCAAATCCCGGTGTCAATTCACCGACATCGGGCAAACCTTCAAACAAGGCATCGGAATCGTTGGTCTTGTATTCCACAAGATTCGTGATGACGTAAGCCGACAACCAAACCGACAAACCTTTCTTGCCTTTGTGTTCCCATTTCTTAATCCATACGTTCGCACGAATTTCACTTCCGTCCCCAATCAATCCGTCAAACATTTGGCGGTTCGCCAAATATCCTTTCGGCACATTGATGGACTTGATTTTCACAACGGGTTCCTCATGCTTGAAATTGCCTTGTGGGTCTTTCGCACGAACGTGGTCCAAGACCTTGAGGTCCGTCAATTGCTTTGTGCTTGCATCATCTAAATACAAATCACAACCATACTTTTCCGACATTCCGTCGGGACCGCTTTCGTTCGTTAAGCGGGCATACTTTACCGAACCACTCAAGATGGTTCCGTGTCCTTTTGCAAAATCTACATTTGCCATATTAAAAAAATTTGTTGACGCCATCATTGTTGAATCACAATCACGGGCGTCGTTCGTGATTGCTCTCTTTTCGTTATGCGTCGACCCCTAAAAGAATCGACAACAATTTGTAAACGGATAGTATTGCGAATGAACCAATGAAGAACATCGCCATCAGTACGACTGAATATCCAATGTTTTCGAATGTGGTGTATTGCTTTTTCATAATCGTGTGGTGTTTGGTTTTGTTAATATTCGGATTCATCAAGGAATCGAGACGTCAACCTTGCTTTGTGTCCATCTCTTTTGATTAGACGGAACCACAACAACGCTTGGTCGTATTTTATAAACTCGCCATCGAGTAGGCCGTTCGCCCATACTTGGTAGACTCTTTGATTTTCTTTGTCGGGTGTGCTGAACATTGGATTCATAATCGTGTGGTGTTTGTTTGCACCCAAAAACCCGACGTTTGTTTCAGCGTCGGGCGTTTGGTTCGTTGGGGTTGGTTTTAGAAATCTAAAGTGAATGAAACTTCTTCGATATCTTTTTCGGTAGCCAACTCGATGTCCATCCATGTTTGGTCGCGTTCCGTTGGTGATTCGATTGCACACGTCACGCCGTTCATTTCTTCCAATAGTCTTTCGTATTCTTCAGAATCTTCGTTTTGCAGTTTCTTGAATGTTGCGTTTGAAACCTCAACAATACGTTCTTCAGTTACGATGTAAGTTTCGGTGTAAGTTACTTTGATAGTTTTCATAATCGTGTGGTGTTTTGGTATCGCTTCGTTGCGATGGTGTAAACATACAACAAAATTCCGAATCCACAATACGTGAATAAAAAATAATTTAAAAAATGTGAATACAAGTGTTAAGAACCCACCATCCATAAACTTGACTTTATCAATTGCGGTCGTTAACTTTGGCCATGTGAATGAATTCACGCCCCCGGGAGGGGAGCGGCAAATCTCATTCTCATTTTTGGACAAAGTTAAAATTTAACAAAAGAGCCAAAAAAGAAAGAACAACACAATCTCTTGCTCTCTTATATCTCTATTGTGTTAAGCAGAAACCCCGACGAAACGAATGCGTAACGTCGGGGTTTTCTCATTTAATGATGGGGTGTTGGTTTACAATCTCTTTAATGCTTTTGGACGTTTTCCAACAACATCCATAATGTGGTCAAGCGCGTCATGACACGACCAAAAGGGTAGCAACATTAGAACTGGTTGTTCGTTTCTTTCGAACAACACTTCGAATTGATTTAAATTTTCCATTTTATAGTGTTTAAAGTTTGCACCCGAAAACCCCGCATTTGTTTCAGTGCGGGGCGTTGGGTTCGTTGGGGTTGATTAAGCAACACGAACGATGATTCCTTTTGATGCCTTATCGTTCCGGTCGGGTGAAAAGAAGATGCTTTCGTTCAATTCCATCTTCATCATTTGCTCCCAGTAATACGATTGAATCGCATACATGAATTCCCAATCGTCTCCCTCTGCTTGGTTGTTGAAGAAGATTCTTTTGAAAGAATAATCCGATGTTGACACATGGTTACCTTCTTGGATTGTGATGCGGTAAACGATTTCTTTTGGTTCGTTTGCTTTGAATACTTGCTTTTTCATTTGGTGTTTGTTTTTGGTTGTTTCGTTTTTATTGAATCCCTCGCGGTCGAGGATTTGATTTTGCCAGTCTTGCATTTTATCTTAATTGGTAGTTACCTTTTTTTGATTCCTCGTTGAAGTAGTTTGTCCAATACTCTATGGCGTCCGCGGTGTTGATGCTTTTAACTGCGCTTGTTCCGTCTTCTTTTTCTGTAATCTTTACAAGTCCGAAGAAGTTTATTTCTACTTTAAGGTCTTGGTTTTCAAACGTTTGGTGTGTTGTGAAATTCTTCATTTGGTGTTTGTTTTGGTCGTTGCTCCGTTGCAACACTTCAAATGTAAGACAATATTTTGAATTCACAATACGTTAATAAAGTTTTTTTTATTCCAACAAAAAAGGGACGCCCAAAGGACGCCCCCACAACAACAAAACAACGGGTTCCCGTTGCTTGTATTCGTTAACCTTTCAAGAATCGTGACACCATCAATGCGATTGATATGAGCAGAATCAAGAATAAGATGACGCCCACTTGGTCAAACAAGGAACGCTTCGGCGGTTGCTCTTTATAGATTAGGCGGTCCACTGGAATTGATTTTGTGATTCGAATGGTATCGGGCGGACACACAACATCCACACGAATCGTGTCGTGTATTCTTTGTATTCGCACCCGTGCGCCATTAGACTTGATTTCCCGCACTATCGTGTCGCGAACGACCAAGGTGTCCACCACACGGCGTTCGCTTGTTACAATCGTTGTATCAACGCGGACGATGGTGTCCCTTGCAATCGTTGGGTCCTTTGCAATTGCACGCTTTAGGTGCCACGACGCACCACAAGACATTGTCATTGATGCGGTAATCGCGACCACGCACCATTTTTTTATCACGACCCACACGAATCGCAATCTTCGGGGTTGTCAATATTACATGCGGGTTGTTCGGCCGATTCTAATTCATCGATGAAATCGTTGAATGAATCTCCCCAATCATTATCGTGTGTGATGTTCATTTATTTAGTTGTTGATTTTGGGTCCTTAGAAAAAAACAATGCGAATGCCACGCCGATGAATCCGCCGAATTCCGTCAATGATGCTTTGTCGAATGCTACGAGCATTGCGCCCGTCACAAATATGATAAGGCCAACAATCGTCGTTTTGATGTTGGTGAATAGTCTTTCAATCATTTGATGAACTTTTGTTTTATGAGGTTTTAAATGTGTGTTTTTATTTACGCTTGAGAATATCAATCTCACGATGTAGGTATCGGTTTTCCGTTTCCAGTTCGGCGACCTTTTGGGTCAACTCAAGAATCTTCAAATTGGCAGAATCTAAAGCCACGGACATTTCCTCAACTCGTTTTTTCAAATCGTCGCGGAACATTGTTTCGGGGTTTTCCGCTCGACGTTCTTGTCGCAATTCGCGTGCCGCGTCACGTTTGGTTTTTATTGAGTATTCATAAAATTTAAACGCCGCGCCCGAACCCAATATCGTCGCGACGGCAATTATCAATTCTTGTGTTTCCATTGTTTCGTCACGCGTATTTGATTAACGATTGCGGCAAATGCAATAATTAGCCAGCCAAATCGTGAGGGTGCTTCGAACATCAATCCATTCATTAGATATTGTTCAGCAGTTAAAATCGCCACGAACGTCGCCACGATTGTTGAATAGTAACGGCACCGCAAATCGCGAATGCCTACCGAATAGAATTGAAACAATCCACCACCGATGGCCAAAAATATGACGTGCCATTTGAATCCAATTTCCGTCCATACGGCGAGCGGCAACAAAAAGGTGTGCAGAATCGCGATGAGTAATTCAAGGAACTCGGAATCGGCGAACGACAAAATGGTTTTCAAATTGCCTTTGATAGTGTCGATTGTTTTATTCATTATTCCGATGTCTTTGATTTAGCTTTCTTCACCTTTGGTTTCGGTGCGCCGTATTCTTTCGATACGTCAAACGATGGGCACGCTTTTGCCGCGAACTCATTGTGGCCGTGAATCGTTGCCGTTGGATGGTCCATCTTTAGGTCCGCAATAAGTTTATCCATCGCCATGCGTTGGGCTTCCGTGCGCGTGTCCTTTGGCTTCTTATCCTTATCTATACCACCAACATAGCAAATGCCAATTGATGTGGCGTTGTGGCCTTTCGTGTGCGCTCCGCTTCTATGGAGTGGGCGTC